CTGGAGTTCAGACGTGTGCTCTTCCGATCTAGGACATGAACAGCACCTACGGCGGTACGACGACCACAGGCGGTAGAGCGTGGAGACACAACTGTTCTGTTAGAATGGAGTTTCGAAAGAGTGACTACATCGATGATAAAGGAAACGCCATTCCGAGGAACTGTGAGAACCCCACAGGGCATCTCGTTAAGGTGTCTCTCATTAAGTCCAAGGTATGCAAGTTGGATAGAAAGGTTGGATTTTATACTCTGAAATACCTGTCGGGTATTGACTATATTTCAGATATCATTGACCTTGCTATCAAAGCCGGATTTGTAAACGCCGCGGGGGCTTGGTACAGTATTCTGGACTATGATGATGAGTCCGATACTGTTTCAGATAAGCCCGCCGTCATGGACGGTCAGCCTCTAAAGTTCCAAGGAAAAGCCAGACTGCACGAGTTTCTAGAAACAAATGAGGACTGGCGAGAAGAGCTGAACGAGCGTGTTTTCGCACATTTTTCTTAAGAATAATCTTTACAATTTTGCTTGTATGCAGTATAATAACAGTGAGGGTATCCGCTCTCACTGTTATTTTTATTCGAAAGGAGGAGTATTCTTGGAACGGCTACTGAGGAGCATCAAACGGGCACCAGAAGGAGTGAATGTTGAAGACCTAATTCGTAATACAAAAGACGGAGAGACAGTTGTCTTGATGTTTAGAGGCGCGAACAAAGACAAATTCACTTCTGAAGTACGAAAGCCTCAGCACATTTCAGGAGAATCTGTAAGAAGCGGGCGGGAGTATATCATAAAGGTAAAGGCTTGGATGACAAAACCTACGTTACCTGGTTCTTCTTTTGATTTTATGGCAAGGTGGAATAATAATGTGCCAATGCCTTTTAGAGTGATGCGAGGAAGAGTTCTAAAAGAAACTCGAGGGATGGTATATATGTCCCTGAGAGCGGTTCCTCTTAGAACAAATTATTGCATTCGATGTGGTAAGCCGTTGACTCACCCTGTGAGTCTATTATACGGTCTGGGACCTGAATGCGGACAACACGCATATATCAATCCGTTTGAGACGGAAGAAGAACTTAGGGAGCATCATCAAGAACTCGTAGAAAAGTTGGCTAAAATAACTTGGACTGGATGGATAGTAAAGTCCGGAGTGATTGAAGCTGTGGAAATTAGTCCTTTACAAACCAACCTAACCATGCTATAATGTAGGTGGAGGTGATAATGATGATTGGAATTTATCAAATAACCAATCTTCGTTCAGGTAAAATTTACATTGGGCAAAGTTTAGATGTTCTCGCAAGAATTCGACAGCATAAGTACGAGTTAAAGCATAATCTACACCTAAATCGATATCTTCAGTCTGCGTGGAATAAGTACGGAGAGAGCAACTTCGTATTCTCTGTGCTGGAAGAAGTTTCGGAAGATGAGTTGACTGAGAGAGAAAAGTATTGGGTGGACTTTTATGGAGGATATGAGTCTGACAAACTCTATAATCTAAGAGAGCCTGGACCCAGTGGAAGATTATCTGAGGAAACTCGGAAAAAGTTGTCAGTCAGTGCTAAACAGTGGAGAAGGGATAATCCTGATAAGGTTAATGAGTTGTCCCGTTCCCTTAAAGCATCGTGGACACCTGAGAGAAGAGCGGAGTTTTCGAAGATTAAATCTGGTAGAAAGTTGTCTGACGAAACTAAGCAGAAGTTGAAGAAGTATTCCGATGCTCGTATCGGTGTATCTAGACCAGATGAAGTAAAGCAGAAGATATCTGACACACTGAAAGGTCATCCTGTGTCGGAGGAAACTCGACAGAAACTTCGAGAAGCGGCAAAACGCCAACCTCGTAGAAAGCTGACTGACGAGGAGAAGAAACGTAGAAGCGAGCAAGCTAAGGCTCAATGGGCTCGAAGGAAAGCGAATGCGACGGAGGTATTACCAAATGGGCAAGTACGCAACTGAGGTGAAGTAAATGTTGGAGATTAAACAAGTGGACGAACATTACGAGGCATTCGTAGATGGAAAGTTTGTTGTGTCTGGAGATACTTTAGAAGAAGTTATTCGAGATGTGTACGAAGAGAGGAATGGTACAGATGGAGATTAAAAGAGGCGATGTGTGGTGGTGGAAGGGTCCTCCTAATCATAGGTTACATATTCAAGAAGGCGCTCGTCCTTGTGTAGTTGTGTCGAATGACCTGTGTAACAAGGCATCAGGAGTCGTCACCATTCTTCCCTTTACCACAAAGATTAAACGACCTTATCCTCAGCAGGTGCCCATTGTGTTTGACGGGGGTGTATCTGTCGCTCTTGCAGACCAGATAACAACTATTCCGAAATCAGAACTGGATAATAAGGTATGCAGGTTGACAAATTGGCAGATGTCTCAGATAGAGAACGCCATTCTTATTCAACTGGGTATCCTGCCTGCTCCTAAAGAAGATACCGCACCTGTCGTAGAATGCAATACTACAGGTATAAGACAGACCTGGACAGAGGAAAGTATGTCTAAGTTTCTAAAAGATTGTATGGTTAAGACTCTTCCAGAGATGGTCAAGGAGTATAGGTTGTCGCCTTCTACTATTCGGGCGTATAAGGTCCGTTTCGAAAAAAAATACTGAGAAGGTGAAGGCGTGGGACTTGTCAAGCAAAAACCCGTATCTGAATTCAGACCTGTGACATATGATGACCCAGTTGCCGCAAAGATACAGCAAAGACGGTATCAGATACTCGTTCACTCTCTTCTATATTATGAACTTGATTTTTCTCTTGTTTCTGACCACACCTGGGCAAGGTGGGGAGAAGAATTAGTAGAACTTCAAAAGAGTAATCCAGAGGCATCTAAGAAGGTCATCTTTTATGAAGCATTTAAGAACTTCGATGCAAGTACAGGGTTTGATTTACCGTTCAGGGATGAGCAGATTGTAAACATAGCGTATCGTCTGCTGATGAGCCGCGAGAGTAGCGCAGAGTCGCAAGATGCTCTTGCAAAGTTAAAATACCAGGTGCAACGCACGCCCGCTGAGATTGACAGGTATCTCGCGCAATCTCGCAAGGCTGTGAATGTAGTACAACGAAAGGAGGAAAAAGCAAGTGCCAAAAGCAGTCAAAAACCTCGGAAAGGACTGTTCAGTCTACCAAGAGGTTGAAATCGCAAGATATCTCAGAGGTAGAGTACAGCCCAATTCTGGAGGAACAAAGTTTGGTGGAGGTGATGTTCACACAAAATCATTTCTGATTGAGGCGAAAACACCGACAAAGAGTCAGGCATCTTTTGCCTTAAAGAAAGAGTGGGTGGACAAGATGAAGGACCAGGCATTTGAACAAGGAAAGATTTACTCCGCTCTCGCTTTTAGGTTCAATCCAGAAGGACCTGATTTCTTTGTCATCGATAAGCAACTCATGGGACTTCTTGTCCAATTTTTAGAGGAGGAAAATAAATGAGAGTAGTTTTAGACCCAAATGATTGGGAGAGCATGATTTCTCTTATGGACAGGCATTACGAATTTGATTCTGTGATTCCTGCTCGAAACACAAACGGAGAGTTTGTGTCGATTTCTATCTATAAAGATAAAATCGTGAGTGAAACTGTTCAGCATAACAACTGGGTGAGAAAGAATGTTTACCATAGAGACGGAACACGTGAAGAACTGTATCACAAGGAGGTATAAATCATGGATAGACGTAGAAAGTTTCTTGATGTGATGCAAGAAGCCGGTGTAGGTAATGTGGGCGTGGAGATTGCAGATATTCTTGAGGATGGAGGGTTCTTTGTCGCGCCAGGTAGTATCAGTCATCATAGCGCACACGAAGGAGGCCTGTTTGACCACAGCCTTTTAGTCGTTGAAAAACTGAAATGGTTGACAGATAAACTCAATCTTAAGTGGGATAATCCTCGCTCACCCTCCATTGTAGGAATGTTTCATGACCTGTGTAAGATGGACTCTTACAAGCGTGAGGACATTCAACTTAAGACGATTGGTGGGGTTATTCATAAACCTGGGGACTGGATTAAGGTCAATAACTCTGCTTGGGGAAACAGTCACGGTGTTCGGAGTGCTCTTATCGCGTCTACTTTCTTGAAGTTGACGGAGGAAGAGGTTATGTGCATCATTCATCATATGGGAGCATATGAGAAGGACCAGTGGGCCGCATATGACGCGGCGATTAGAAGATATCCCAATGTGTTGTTCACCCATACTGCGGATATGTATGCGTCCAAGGTTATAGAGCCATACGGAGCAGACGAATGAGAGGATGGTATAAGCCCTGGCCTAGAATCTTAATTACTCTTCCTAATGGATATATCGAGATGTCTTATGACTTCATGGTAAGAGGGCCGAGAAAGAAAGTGAATAAAATCTTGACCATTGCGAAGGAAAATAATGGATGGAGGTTGATGGATATGCGAATCGTGTTCTTTCAGTTCAGGAACACAACTGTCACGCTTGCTCGATTTATCGAGGACGCAGGTTCTTATCTGAGCAAGAAGCCTGTCAAGATGGATACAGGAACGCTTGCTCGGCACCCGGGAAGAGAGTGCAACGTGTACCTAAAGAAAATCGCGAAAGACGCTGGAAGCAGAATTAGTTATAGGTACGAGAGAGACTGCGTGTTTCAGGTGAACTGTGAAGAGGGAATGGGTAAGACTTTCGCAGAGTATGCGATGAACAAAGGTATTTTACATTCTTCCAGTATCAAGAAAGGTATGCTGGATGTGTACACCCCAGAGGGCGCAAGAATTATCATCGCGGCGATGAAAGAAGACCCGAACTTCATTATTCCCGAAGATATGATTGAGTTCAATTATGATTTTAGTCGAGTTGAACTTTCGTCTTGTTCTAAAACTCTGCGAAAGCAAAGAGACGTTCCTAAAGGTAAAACTCTTCTTGGATGATAGGAGGAATCGCTTATGGATGATGTGGAGTGGAAAGCTCAGAAGAAACGAGTAGAAGAATTCGAGAAAACCTCTAAGGAGATAGACTCGTTTCATAAGATAAAAGATGCTCTGTACTATAGAGGCTATGATGTGTATCTTGTCGCTTATGATTTGTCAAGTAAGGAAGAGGTCGCAAGGGTTCGTATTCCTTTTGTAGATTTGCCTTGTAAGGACAAGACTCATATAAGAAGTGTTCTATATGAGTGGGCCTATATGGCGTGGCATAGTCTCAAGTCAAAACTATCTGATATTTAATGGAGGTATACATCATGGCTAAACAAACTCTGGCGGTCAAGTATCGCCCTAAAACTTTCGATGATGTTGTAGAGCAGGAAGCAATCAAGATGATTCTTGAGGACCAGATTGCAACCGGAACATTTCAGCATTCTTATCTGTTCTGCGGTCCGGCCGGGTGCGGTAAGACCACAGCGGCAAGAATCTTTGCAAGTGAAATCAACGAGGGCAAAGGTAATCCCATTGAGGTAGACGCGGCGTCTAACAATGGTGTAGACAATGTCCGAGACATCATCGATAATGCTCGTCGTAAGTCGATGGACAGTGAGTATAAGGTATATATCATTGACGAGTGTCATATGCTTTCTACAGGTGCTTGGAATGCTATGTTGAAGCTCCTGGAAGAGCCGCCTAAGACTACGGTATTCATTATGTGTACCACGGACCCGCAGAAGATTCCCGCCACTATTCTTTCTAGAGTTCAGAGGTACAATTTCAGCAAGATTCCTCTTCAGAGCATCATTGGTCGTCTGAAAACAATAATCAATAAGGAAAATGAGACGGAAGAGGTACAAGGAGCATACACTTTCGATGAGGAAGCAATTTCGTATGTCGCCAAACTCGCAGATGGTGGAATGCGAGACGCGATTACGATGATGGACAAGTGTCTGTCTCTCAATCCTCATCTTTCTGTAGAGAGCGCCGTCAAGGCTCTTGGAACTGTCGATTATGACGTTCACTTTGACCTTCTATTCTTCTTAGAGTCGAATAATAAGAAGAGCGCAATTGAACTCGTAGAAAAGGTCTACGATGCGGGTAAGGACCTGAAACAGTTTATCAAGCAGTTCCAGTATTTCGTCCTGGATGTCTGCAAGTATATGATGTTCAGAGACTTTACAATGGTCAGCATTCCCGCTCTTGACGAGTATAAGCAGAAGATGGAGGACGATGATTTAGATTCTGCATTGACTGTTCTTGAGTGGGTTCGTCAGTTGAACACGGATATCAAGTGGGAGGCTAACCCCAAGGCGATTGTTCAGACTGCGATTGCTCTGTATAAGGGGTGGGAATAAGATGGTAAAAGGTTGCCCTCTTCTTCCTCAGAACGATACGAACCCTTCTTTATGTGTAGAAGGAGAATCTCACGGAAGAACTTATTTTCTTGCCTGTCTGAAAGGTAAGTGTGCGGCGTTCAATGACGGCGTTTGTGGAGTATTTGGAACGGAGGTGGAGTCAAGTGGTAGGCCAAAAGAAAATCTTGGAGGACCTGAAGAGTCTAGATCGGAAGAGCACACGTCTGAACTCCAGT